GCATACTTTCGTCGCGATAGATGATCGGGGATTCAGTAACATTCACGCCGGAAGTAAACTCAAACAGGGCTCTGGCGTCGTTCTCGTACTGTTTTCCCCAGGCCAGCGCCTTAGCATTAACTTCCGGAGCCACACCGGTGCAAACCTCAGCCAGCAGGGTGTGGAAGTAGGACATTTTCATGTCAGGCCACTTCTTTCCTGAGCGGGGCTTTGCTATCACGTTGTGAACTTCTGAAGCGGTGATGACGCCGAGCCGTAATTTGTGCCACGCATCATCCCCCTGTTCGACAGCTCTCACGTCGATCCCGGTACGCTGCAGGATAATGTCCGGTGTCATGCTGCCACCTTCTGCTCTGCGGCTTTCTGTTTCAGGAATCCAAGAGCTTTTACTGCTTCGGCCTGTGTCAGTTCTGACGATGCACGAATGTTGCGGCGAAATATCTGGGAACAGAGCGGCAATAAGTCGTCATCCCATGTTTTATCCAGGGCAATCAGCAGAGTGTTAATCTCCTGCATGGTTTCATCGTTAACCGGAGTGATGTCGCGTTCCGGCTGACGTTCTGCAGTGTATGCGGTATTTTCGACAATGCGCTCGGCTTCATCCTTGTCATAGATACCAGCAAATCCGAAGGCCAGACGGGCACACTGAATCATGGCTTTATGACGTAACATCCGTTTGGGATGCGACTGCCACGGCCCCGTGATTTCTCTGCCTTCGCGGGTTTTGAATGGTTCGCGGCGGCATTCATCCATCCACTCGGTAACGCAGATCGGATGATTACGGTCCTTGCGGTAAATCCGGCATGTGCAGGATTCATTGTCCTGCTCAAAGTCCATACCATCAAACTGCTGGTTTTCATTGATGATGCGGGACCAGCCATCAACGCCCACCACCGGAACGATGCCGTTCTGCTTATCAGGGAAGGCGTAAATTTCTTTCGTCCACGGATTAAGGCCGTACTGGTTGGCGACGATCAACAATGCGATGAACTGCGCATCGCTGGCATCACCTTTAAATGCCGTCTGGCGAAGAGTGGTGATCAGTTCCTGTGGGTCGACAGAATCCATGCCGACACGTTCAGCCAGCTTCCCTGCCAGCGTTGCGAGTGCAGTACTCATTTGTTTTATACCTCTGAATCAATATCAACCTGATGGTGAGCAATAGTTTCAACCATGTACCGGATGTGTTCCGCCATGCGCTCCTGAAACTCAACATCGTCATCAAATGCACGGGTAATGGCTTTTTTGCTGGCCCCGTGGCGTTGCAAATGATCGATGCATAGCGATTCAAACAGGTGCTGGGGCAGGCCTTTTTCCATGTCGTCTGCCAGTTCTGCCTCTTTCTCTTCACGGGCGATCTGCTGGTAGTGACGCGCCCAGCTCTGAGCCTCAAGACGATCCTGAATGTAATAAGCGTTCATGGCTGAACTCCTGAAAATGGCTGTGAAAATATTGCCCGCGAAATGCCAGGCTGATTAGGAAAACAGGAAAGGGGATTAGCGATTCAGGCCGTTACCGCGTCCGTCGAGAAAAACTTCCACGAGCAAATCACGGGTATAAGTGCGCTCGATGCCGCGATGCAGATAAAGCCGTCCGCGTAAATTAGCTGATGCAGTCCAGGTACCATCTTTGTGTTTGACCAGCATTCCTGGCATGACCGCACCTCGATTAACGGTCTGCGTTCCGTAATGTTGATGAACCATAAAAACTCCTGCCCGTAAGCTGGGCTGCTGAACATATAGAGACTTCTGCGCGTATTCAGGCGGTGGATGGCCGCCGGTTGTCATAACTAAGTCGCCTCGTTGAAGCGACTGAGGTATGAAGTGTTGAGTTGATTTCAGCTGGTCACACCGACGTTCACGCGTCCGCTTCACCCCTCGCACTCCCCGAAGCCTGCTGAAATTCAAACTGCGGATCTAAGTGGTCATCGCAACGGTGAAACAGGTGGTTACCGTATCGTTGTGTCGTTGCGATGAATTTATTTAAAACTATAGTTGTTTTATCGTCAACAACAAAAGTTGTTTTGTCGGTTGTTTTAAATATAACTGGTTGTATTTAGGATGGATTTATTTTGTGACTTGCATCGCATAGCGATAACTGAAGTGAGGTGTGGTGGTTTTTTGGACGGTATGAGTTATGAGGGGGAGGAAAAGAAAACCCGGCGCGGTTGCCGGGTATGATTATCAGTCAGCCCAACCTGATTTCGAGTTTATTTGGGTTTCTGACATTGTGTATTTCTTAATCGTGTCATCGTTAAAAAGAATAGTAAGTTCTTTTTTCGTACCGTTCGTTCCATTATGGAATAATCCATAGAATGGAATAAAAGTGGTGCCATTAACTTTTACTTTTGCAAAGGCGTACTTCCAGATCTCGTTTCCACTGTCAGTATATGAAACAGCATCAGGAGAACCAAAGTAAGATTTAACCTCATTCTTGGTTGTTTTACCTTCCTGAAGTTTAGACTGGACACTAATTTCAGTTTCATTTTTGAGTTGCTGGTTGCCTGAAGAAGCACACCCAGCCAATACAGATGCCATCATGGCAGCGATTAGGATTTTTCTCATTTTATGTTTCCATTCATTATAATCAGAAACATCTTAACATAATGATTCGAAATAAAAACCGCTACGAGATAGGGGGACATTTTGCTGACAGTAGCAACAAATCTCAGCTAACAACGAGAATATTTACTGAAATATGCAAACAGATTTGGCGTTCTTATAGAGAATTTAGTGCAATATCTAATCCGAGTGGTATAAACCTTAACCTTCGCTCCCTTAAGTCGTAGATAAATTAACCATGCTTCCTGTACGTCTGCGGCATGCTTCCAATGACCTTACCGAATATGAACACCCGGTTCATCTCGTCTTTCTCGATCGGGTCCCACGGCGAGTAGCTCTTGTTATCAGAGATAACCAGCAGCTTATCCTTCATCATTTGAAGACGTTTTACATGGGCAGTGTCGTCGTACAGAAACGCATAGATGCCATCACCGTCGAAAGATTTAACAGTGATATCAACGAACAGCAGGTCACCTGGTTCGATCGTCCCTGACATGCTGTCACCTCGCACGTTAATGATGCGGATATTTTCCGCCTTCCTGCCATCGAACATGTGACGAGCATCGTCAAACGAGTACTCAACCGAGCGTAGAACTTCTACAAACTCACGGTTGATTACACCTGGCCCGGCACTGACTTCTATATCAAGAACGTCAATTTTGAAGTATTTGGAATGGCTGACAGTTGATTGTATTGGTTGCACTGTACTGTCTGACATATTTCCAACGCCAGAAGATAACCATTCTGCGCGCACACCCAAAGCGTTCGCGATCTCCACGATTTTAGTTGTTTGGTTAGCTTTCCCTGTTTCGATTTTCTGAATAGCAGCCTGGCTAACCCCGACCAAATCCCCAAGCGCCTTTTGTGTAAGGCCTCGCGCTAATCTGGCTTCTTTAAGTCTTTCTGAGAGTGTTGTTTTCATAGATCAAATGTACAACCAAGGTTTTATTTCATCAAACGAAAATGGTTGTTGACTAAAAACAACCATAGTTTTAATCTTGATTCGGATTAACCACGGAGGTTGTTATGAACCCAGCAATCAAAACAGCGATCAATATCGTTGGTTCACAAAAGAAACTAGGCGATGCCTGCGAAGTTTCACAGCAGGCCGTCTATAAGTGGCTTCACAACAAAGCAAAGGTATCCCCTGAACATGTCGGCAGCATTGTTACGGCTACTGGTGGAGTTGTGAAGGCATACCAGATTCGCCCGGATCTTCCGAAGTTGTTTCCACACACCGAAAAGAACGCAGCTTAAATTTCCATTTCACGCTCTTTAACAATAAGCAATCAACTTAACAGTCAATTCAAACTAAAGGAGTCAATTATGCAACCACTTACATACCAACAGACTAGCGGATTTATTCCGACTGCGGTGATAAATCGTTCTCAAACAAAACAAGCTCCAGGCCACGAAAAAATCCGTGATGCCGTCCGCGCCTGGTCGGCTGTAGATAATCAGGATGTCGTTGCCGCACTCATTGTGAATGAGTATCGGGAGCAGGGCGACGGCACCATCGATTTCCCTGATGATGTCAGCCGTGCACGCCAGAAGCTGTTCCGCTTCCTCGATAACAAATTCGATTCTGAAAAATACCGAAATAACGTGCGTGAACTGACCCCGGCAATTCTGGCGGTACTACCGCTGGAATATCGCGGTTACCTGGTTGAGCAGGATAGCTTCATGACTCGGTTGGCTGAAATGGAAAAGGAACTCAGTGAGGCAAAACAGGCTGTCATTCTCAACGCACCACGCCACCAGAAACTGAAGGAAATGAGTGAAGGTATTGTGTCGATGTTTCGTGTGGACCCGGATCTGGCTGGTCCATTAATGGCGATGGTGACCACCATGCTGGGGGCAATATGACAGGTTCAGAAATGGCGAAAGTCGGTCTGCGGGAACAGAACCGACTTTCAGGTGCAAATCGTAACACACTCATTGCGGGAGGAATTATGGCAAACACTGCTGAGATATTCAATTTTCCAGTGCCGGATGCGGCACAAAAGGAGCCGCGCGTGGCAGATCTCGATGATGGTTATACGCGCATTGCAAATGAGTTGCTGGAAGCTGTGATGCTGGCCGGATTAACACAGCACCAGCTTCTGGTCTTTCTGGCTGTCATGCGCAAAACATATGGCTTTAATAAAAAACTGGATTGGGTGAGCAACGAGCAACTTTCCGAGTTGACCGGGATATTGCCGCACAAGTGTTCTGCTGCAAAAAGCGTTCTGGTAAAGCGTGGGATTCTTATTCAGAGCGGGCGGAATATCGGCATTAATAATGTGGTCAGTGAATGGTCAACATTACCCGAATCAGGTAAGAAAAATAAAGTTTACCTGAAAGAGGTAAATTTACCTGAATCAGGTAAGAAAAGTTTACCCAAATCAGGTAAAGGCGTTTACCCGAATCAGGTAAACACAAAAGACAAACTAACAAAAGACAATATAAAACCTTTTTCGTCCGAGAATTCTGGCGAATCCTCTGACCAACCAGAAAACGATCTTCCTGTGGAGAAACCAGATGCTGCAATTCAGAGCGGCAGCAGGTGGGGGACAGCAGAAGACCTGACCGCCGCAGAGTGGATGTTTGACATGGTGAAGACCATCGCGCCATCAGCCAGAAAACCGAATTTTGCAGGGTGGGCTAACGATATCCGCCTGATGCGTGAACGTGACGGACGTAACCACCGCGACATGTGCGTGCTGTTCCGCTGGGCATGCCAGGACAACTTCTGGTCCGGTAACGTGCTAAGTCCGGCCAAACTCCGCGACAAGTGGACCCAGCTCGAAATCAACCGTAACAAGCAACAGGCTGGCGTGACAGCCGGAAAATCAAAACTCGACCTGACAAACACTGACTGGATTTATGGGGTGGATTTATGAAAAACATCGCCGCGCAGATGGTTAACTTTGACCGTGAGCAGATGCGCCGGATCGCCAACAACATGCCGGAACAGTACGACGAAAAGCCGCAGGTACAGCAGGTAGCGCGGATCATCAACGGTGTGTTCAGCCAGTTACTGGCAACTTTCCCGGCGAGCCTGGCTAACCGGGACCAGAACGAACTGAACGAAATCCGCCGCCAGTGGGTTCTGGCTTTCCGGGAAAACGGGATCACCACAATGGAACAGGTTAACGCAGGAATGCGCGTAGCCCGTCGGCAGAATCGACCATTCCTGCCATCACCCGGGCAGTTTGTCGCCTGGTGCCGGGAAGAAGCATCCGTTACCGCCGGACTGCCAAACGCCAGCGAGCTGGTTGATATGGTTTACGAGTATTGCCGGAAGCGTGGCCTGTATCCGGACGCAGAGTCTTATCCATGGAAATCAAACGCGCACTACTGGTTGGTTACCAACCTGTACCAGAACATGCGGGCCAATGCGCTGACTGACGCGGAATTACGGCGTAAAGCTGCCGATGAGCTGACCTGTATGACCGCGCGAATTAACCGTGGTGAGGCGATACCTGAACCAGTAAAACAACTTCCTGTCATGGGCGGTAGGCCTCTAAATCGTGCACAGGCTCTGGCGAAGATCGCAGAAATCAAAGCGAAGTTCGGACTGAAAGGAGCAACTGTATGACGGGCAAAGAGGCAATTATTCATTATCTGGAGACGCACAAGAGCTTCTGTGCGCCGGACGTTGCTGCGACAACAGGTGTGACATTAACCAGCATAAATCAGGCTGCGGCAAAAATGGCGCGGGCAGGAATCCTGGTCATTGATGGTAAGGTCTGGCGAACGTTTGTTTAACGGTTAGCTACTCAGGATGATAGGGCGGGGCAAGTGAGTATGAAGCGGATTTTCAGGAATGCCATCAGAGTTTGGAAATAAAGTGGGTTTTCTAGTGGCAAGAGACTTGATAATATTTAGTTCTTTAAATCCAAGGAGATAGGGTTATGAGAAAATTTATTATAGCCTTTGTCATAAGTGCCTCGTTTACTGCAAATGCTGGTGTAGAGAAGTTAGGGCCGTGGATAACAAAGTCTGAGATAAATAAAATGACTGACCAGACTGACTTTGTGGCTCTTAATTTATCACCAGATTCATATAACAAAGCAGGTACTGATCGTGCAACTTCACTGGTGTTGCGTTGTAGTGATAACAAAACAGATGCCTATTTATCATTCAATGATTATATGGGTTCGGACAACCCAAGAATTACAGTGCGGTTAGATGGCGGAAAGCCGGTCAAGAGTGCTTGGGGAGGTGGGGAAGGCGGTGATTCTGCATTTGCTCCACAACCAATACAATTTATAAAGACCTTGGCTAAGCATAAAAAAGCTATTTTTGGGTTTGAACCTTATGGATCAACTATGCAAGTAGTTGAGTTTGACTTGTCTGAGATTGATAAGGTTGTGGAAAAAATTTCACAGTCTTGCAATTGGAAATGACAAAAAAATTTCATATGAACCCAGTTGGTGCTGGGTTTTTTATTTCAGTAGCCAATAATGCATTCAAAATCTCTTACTTGAGAAACGGCCTATTTGAGATTTCAGTCGTGGCAGGATGATCAGTTGATTCGAGTATTGACGCATTTGCGTTCGGAGCGATTACAGTAGATTGTAAATAATAATGAGAAACACATAGCCACATAGCCACCCCGTGGTATTGAAACCATATAATGTTGGATTTGAAAACAGATCTTTTCCCATGTATTAATAACTACATCCCCGCGAGTGATTCAAAAAGGAGGGCCCAATTTTGTCCGAGTTTTTGTATTCCCCCGCATGCCGCTGCGGAGCACTACATCTGAGTGTCTGACTAGGGGATAAAATTAGACTGGATAGTGAGAAGAAAGTGGTGCGCTAGGCTGTGCCGAGTGCTACCAGTACACCTTGGGGGTGTGCAGCTTTCGCCGAGACTGTAGTGGGTATCGGTTAATGCACGAAAAACCGAGAGGTCAGACAACCAATTTGCCGTAGGATTGTTTCCGGTGCGATACCGGTCTACTAACTGAAAGCAATGCGAAAAAGCATAAACTCGGTCCTTCAGTCGCCCTACACACTATTTACTAAGAAGGGCTGAAGCATGGATACAATTATTACATGGATGGGAGATCGTCTGTTGGGGGGGACACAAAAATCCGATCTGCAGCAGATGGCGATCACTGGATTAACTTCCGCGATTTGTTCAACAATTTTGTACACTGAAAAATTAAAACATGGTGAGCCTATTAACCCAAACGAAGAAGAAAAACTTTATAGGCTTTGGTATGAAGGAAACGCTTGAAAGAATAAAGCACAATTAAAACCTTTGATTTGCGATAATCAACTTGCCATAATTAAGTAATCGGAGCCTGAACAACTCCGGTGACTTCTGCGCTAAACGGGGACGTTTATGCGCACATACAATCCAAACTATCTTCTCCTTTCACAGATGCAGAAATGCACCTGCAATTCTTTGCATCTAGCGTTTGACCTCTGTGGAGGTGAAGCGTGAACCTCCCACAAGATGGCATCAAATTGCATCGCGGTAACTTCACCGCTATCGGTCAGCAGATCCAGCCTTATCTGGAAGACGGCAAATGCTTTCGCATGGTGCTTAAACCGTGGCGAGAGAGACGCAGTCTTTCCCAGAATGCACTCAGCCACATGTGGTACAGCGAAATCAGTGAATACCTCATCAGCAGGGGGAAATCGTTCGCTACCGCAGCATGGGTAAAAGATGCTCTCAAACACACATACCTCGGTTATGAAACCAAGGACCTGGTTGATGTCGTAACCGGCGAAATCACTACTATCCAGTCGTTACGCCATACCTCCGATCTTGATACCGGAGAGATGTATGTCTTCCTGTGTAAGGTTGAAGCCTGGGCGATGAATATTGGCTGCCACCTGACTATTCCGCAGAGCTGCGAGTTCCAGCTGCTGCGCGACAAGCAGGAGGCGTAATGGCTACACCGCTTATTCGTGTCATGAACGGACACATCTACAAAGTACCAAATCGTCGTAAGCGTAAACCTGAGCTGAAGCCATCCGAAATACCAACACTGCTCGGATATACCGCTAGCCTGGTTGATAAAAAATGGTTGCGACTGGCAGCAAGGAGGAATCATGGCTGATTTGAGAAAAGCAGCGCGTGGTCGGGAATGCCAGGTAAGAATCCCTGGCGTATGTAATGGCAACCCTGAAACGTCTGTACTGGCACATATCCGGCTGACTGGATTGTGCGGCACCGGTACGAAACCGCCAGACCTGATTGCCACCATTGCATGTTCTGCCTGCCACGACGAAATCGACCGCCGCACGCATTTTGTTGACGCTGGATATGCAAAAGAATGCGCGCTGGAAGGTATGGCGAGAACGCAGGTTATCTGGCTGAAAGAGGGGGTAATTAAGGCGTGAATACTTACCACATCACACTACCCTGGCCGCCGAGCAATAACCGCTACTACCGCCATAATCGAGGGCGCACGCACATCAGCGCAGAAGGGCAGGCATACCGCGATAACGTCGCCCGAATCATTAAAGGCTCAATGCTGGATATCGGTCTGGCTATGCCTGTGAAAATCCGCATTGAGTGCCACATGCCGGATCGCCGTCGCCGTGACCTGGATAATCTACAAAAAGCCTCTTTTGACGCACTCACCAAAGCAGGTTTCTGGCTGGATGATGCTCAGGTCGTTGATTACCGCGTTGTGAAGATGCCTGTTACCAAAGGTGGGAGGCTGGAACTGACCATCACTGAACTGGGAGATGAATGATGTTTGAGTCTTATATGGCAGAACGTCTTCGCCGCCGCTGGGTGCGCCTGCGCTTATATCGTTTCCCCGGTTCTGTTTTGACCGATTACCGAATACTGAAGAGTTACGCCAAAACCCTGACAGGAGCAGGAGTATGAAGTCAGAGATAACAATCAACTAATACTGTTTTGTTGATTTTTGCTTGTAATTGGCGTTTTGGTCTGATTTTTGTGGAGTAAGTTGATGCGTGATATTCAGATGGTTCTTGAGCGTTGGGGAGCGTGGGCGGCTAATAATCATGAAGATGTGACCTGGTCGTCCATTGCCGCCGGTTTTAAGGGATTAATTACTTCAAAAGTAAAATCTCGCCCGCAATGTTGTGACGATGACGCGATGATCATTTGCGGGTGCATGGCCCGTCTGAAAAAGAACAACAGCGATTTGCACGATTTATTAGTAGATTATTATGTAGTCGGTATGACATTCATGTCACTGGCAGGTAAGCATTGCTGCTCTGATGGTTATATCGGGAAAAGGTTACAGAAGGCTGAGGGTATAATTGAAGGGATGTTAATGGCATTAGATATCCGGTTAGAGATGGATATCGTTGTTAATAACTCTAATTAATATGCCAGTTGTTTACTAAAAGTTATTAAAAATGGGGCGTTGCAACGCCCCCAAAAATAAAGGGTAATATATAACAGAAGGTTTATATAGTTAGAAGCAAGGTTGTGCTCCTAAAGGAAGTGGCTTGAGGGAGCCACTTATATGTTGGGGAGGCAAAGCCTCCCGCAACATATCTTTTTCGTAATCAGATTAGAACTGGTAAACCAGACCTACAGCAACGATGTCATCAGTGCTTACACCGAGTGCTTTAGTGAAGTCATTTTTGTCAAGCAGGTTGATTTTGTAATCAACGAAAGTAGACATATTTTTGTTGAAGTAATAGGTTGCACCTACATCAACATATTTGACTAAGTCCTGATCGCCCCATACTCCAAGATCCTTACCTTTAGATTGCAGGTAAGCAACGGACGGACGCAGACCGAAATCGAACTGATATTGTGCAACAGCTTCGAAGTTTTGAGCTTTATTAGCAACGAAGTGATCAGCAAATACAGTCATATTCTGGGTTTCAGAATAGGTAGTGGCCAGGTAAATGTTGTTAGCGTCATATTTCAGACCTGCGGCCCAAACTTCTGCATTTTTACCGGAAGCAAATACTTCAGGAAGAACTTTCCCTGCATTAACTTGAGTGTCGGTACGATCAGATTTCGCATAAGTTGCACCGATACCGAATCCTTCGTATTCATAGGTAGCAGAGAAACCGAAGCCATCACCGTTACCTTCGGTGTAGTTATCGAAATCGCTACGATCGTTTTTGCCTTGGTACTGAGCAGCAAAGTTCAGACCATCAACCAGACCAAAGAAGTCGTTGTTACGATAGGTTGCAACACCAGTGGTGCGACCAGTCATGAACACATCTGTTTGGGTCCAGGTATCGCCACCGAATTCTGGCAGAACGTCAGTCCACGCACCGATGTCGTATGCTACACCGTAGTTACGGCCGTAATCGATTGAGCCGTAGTCACCGAATTTCAGGCCTGCAAATGCAAGACGGGTTTTGTCTTTGGAGGAACCTTGAGATTCAGCGCGGTTGCCTTTGAATTCATATTCCCACTGACCGAAACCAGTCAGCTGATCGTTGATTTGGGTTTCGCCTTTGAAGCCCAGACGAACATAAGTAGTATCACCATCATCTGCATCGTTAGAGGAAAAGTAGTGCTTGGCATTAACTTTCCCGTACAGATCCAGCTTGTTACTGTCTTTATTATAAATTTCAGCTGCCTGAGCAGACATCGCCATCAGTACTGATGCAGCTACAGCAGAAATTGCCACTGTTAATTTTTTCATCGTGAGCCCTTTTTTTTGAACTATTATTAAAAAATGATGTCACTGCGCGATAAATATTCATCTAATCAATGTGATTATTTCAAGATGTAAGTTTTAGTTTCTCATTTAATTTGTGAAGTAGATCTCTATTTTTATCTGAACTTTTTCTATCGAAACCTATTTATGGCTCTTATTTGAACAAAAATAAATCTATTAGCTAATTTATATTAATGGCTGTTATTTATGGTGGTTCTATAATTCGTCTGTTTAATTTAAACCAGCTAAAAATAACACTGGAAATTATTTATTGGTTATTTGTTGAAGTTTTCTTATGTATTTGTGGTGATGTTTTGAACACTCGGTAGCATTCTCATAAATATCATTCAGTGGTTTACGTACGTAAAAAATTGGTTATGCTGTTAAGAGTGGTTACTTCGTCACACAGCTTAAACCCGCCGTCGAGCTGGTTTTTCCATTTTTTGAGTCTCGATATTAGCTGATAACTCAATACCTGAGTTATTCACTGACTCGGAGTCAGTTACGTTTCTGCTTTTTTGCGATACGTTGTATTCCCTCAATTTACACCCGCTTTGTCTGCGAGGTGGGGTTATGAAATTCATGGATAAGTTAACAACTGGAGTCGCCTATGGCACCTCAGCAGGTAGTGCCGGTTACTGGTTTTTACAGCTGCTCGATAAAGTCACTCCCTCACAGTGGGCAGCAATAGGTGTGCTGGGTAGCCTGGTATTTGGCCTGCTGACGTACCTGACAAACCTTTATTTCAAGATTAAAGAAGATAAGCGCAAGGCTGCGAGAGGTGAATAATGCCTCCATCATTACGAAAAGCCGTTGCTGCTGCTATTGGTGGCGGAGCAATTGCTATAGCATCAGTGTTAATCACTGGCCCAAGTGGTAACGATGGTCTGGAAGGTGTCAGCTACATACCATACAAAGATATTGTTGGTGTATGGACTGTATGTCACGGACACACCGGAAAAGACATCATGCTCGGTAAAACGTATACCAAAGCAGAATGCAAAGCACTCTTGAATAAAGACCTTGCCACTGTCGCCAGACAAATTAACCCGTATATCAAAGTCGATATACCGGAAACAACGCGCGGTGCTCTTTACTCATTCGTTTACAACGTGGGTGCTGGCAATTTTAGAACATCGACGCTTCTTCGCAAAATAAACCAGGGCGATATCAAAGGCGCATGTGATCAGCTGCGTCGCTGGACATACGCTGGCGGTAAGCAATGGAAAGGCCTGATGACTCGTCGTGAGATTGAGCGTGAAGTCTGTTTGTGGGGGCAACAGTGAGCAGAGTAACCGCGATTATATCCGCTCTGATTATCTGCATCATCGTCAGCCTGTCATGGGCGGTCAATCATTACCGTGATAACGCAATCGCCTACAAAGTCCAGCGCGACAAAAATGCCAGAGAACTGAAGCTAGCGAACGCGGCAATTACTGACATGCAGATGCGTCAGCGTGATGTTGCTGCGCTCGATGCAAAATACACGAAGGAGTTAGCTGATGCGAAAGCTGAAAATGATGCTCTGCGTGATGATGTTGCCGCTGGTCGTCGTCGGTTGCACATCAAAGCAGTCTGTCAGTCAGTGCGTGAAGCCACCACGGCCTCCGGCGTGGATAATGCAGCCTCCCCCCGACTGGCAGACACCGCTGAACGGGATTATTTCACCCTCAGAGAGAGGCTGATCACTATGCAAAAACAACTGGAAGGAACCCAGAAGTATATTAATGAGCAGTGCAGATAGAGCTGACCATATCGATGGGCAACTCATGCAATTATTTTGAGCAATACACACGCGCTTCCAGCGGAGTATAAATGCCTAAAGTAATAAAACCGAGCAATCCATTTACGAATGTTTGCTGGGTTTCTGTTTTAACAACATTTTCTGCGCCGCCACAAATTTTAGCTGCATCGACAGTTTTCTTCTGCCCAATTCCAGAAACGAAGAAATGATGGGTGATGGTTTCCTTTGGTGCTACTGCTGTCTGTTTGTTTTGAACAGTAAATGTCTGTTGAGCACATCCTGTAATAAGCAGGGCCAGCGCAGTAGCGAGTAGCATTTTTTTCATGGTGTTATTCCCGATGCTTTTTGAAGTTCGCAGAATCGTATGTGTAGAAAATTAAACAAACCCTAAACAATGAGTTGAAATTTCATATTGTTAATATTTATTAATGTATGCCAGGTGCGATGAATCGTCATTGTATTCCCGGATTAACTATGTCCACAGCCCTGACGGGGAACTTCTCTGCGGGAGTGTCCGGGAATAATTAAAAACGATGCACACAGGGTTTAGCGCGTACATGTATTGTATTATGCCAACACCCCGGTGCTGACACGGAAGAAACCGGACGTTATGATTTAGCGTGGAAAGATTTGTGTAGTGTTCTGAATGCTCTCAGTAAATAGTAATGAATTATCAAAGGTATAGTAATATCTTTTATGTTCGTGGATATTTGTAATCCATCGGAAAACTCCTGCTTTAGCAAGATTTTCCCTGTACTGCTGAAATGTGATTTCTCTTGATTTCAACCTATCATAGGACGTTTCTATAAGATGCGTATTTCTTGAGAATTTAACATTTACAACCTTTTTAAGTCCTTTTATTAACACGGTGTTATCGTTTTCTAACACAATGTGAATATTATCTGTGGCTAGATAGTAAATATAATGTGAGACATTGTGACGTTTTAGTTCAGAATAAAACAATTCACAGTTTAAATCTTTTCGCACTTGATCGAATATTTCTTTAAAAATGGCAACCTGAGCCATTGGTAAAACCTTCCATGTGATACGAGGGCGCGTAGTTTGCATTATCGTTTTTATCGCTTCAATCTGGTCTGACCTCTTTGTGTTTTGTTGATGATTTATGTCAAATATTAGGAATGTTTTCAATTAATAGTATTGGTTGCGTAACAAAGTGCGGTCCTGCTGGCATTCTGGAGGGAAATACAACCGACAGATGTATGTAAGGCCAACGTGCTCAAACCTTCATACAGAAAGATTTGAAGTAATATTTTAACCGCTAGATGAAGAGCAAGCGCATGGAGCGACAAAATGAATAAAGAACAATCTGTGAAGTGGTCAACAAAAACTGGCCACCGAGTTAGAGTTTTTTCCAGTATCGATTT